AATGGTACATATGGGCAATAGAATACACCAGCGTCATATGGGTTAGTACCCTTATAACCAACAGTGATGTAATCAGCAGTTGCATACGGATCGATGTATACTCTCATACGACCGTTCAGAACACCTGCGAATGTGTTGCCTGTATCATCTACATTCAAGTTTGTTGACAATGCTGGAGCATAATCCAAAGTACCTGAAGCAACCAGTGCTGAAGCAACATCTGATGAACAAATCATGATGTTACCTTTACCGCGACGTGTGTCTTTTGCGATTTGGTTAGCTTCACGCTCTAGCTGAACGTGCAGACCTTTGAACTTCTCAACTGACCAACGACCATCAGCATCTGTTGCTAGGTTGAAGATACCGTTGATAGCAGTGTTAGCTGTACCAGCACCAGTTTTAGCTTGGCTGTTGATTGTACGTACAACTTCACGGTTGATTTCTGCCATGATCTCGGTTGACAAGATGTTTGACAATTCTGATTCTGCATCAAGACCGTGGATAGCTTTCAAGTCTTGTGCAAGCTCGAGTGTGTACTCTGCTTTCAATGCACGTGACTTGGCTGTTACAGTTGATTTTTCAATGGTGAAACCCATTTCAGCAAACTGTTGACCGCCAGTAGCACCTAATCCTTCAGCTTCTGCAGTTGAATACAGATCTAAGCCGGCCAATGGATCAACACGCTCGTCATCGATTGTGCCTGGGCCAGTAGAAGATGAATCTACACCAGCAAGACCTGATGGTGATGCGCCCATTGCAACTGTACCTGAGTCACCTGAGTAGTTGAACGCTGCTTCGTTGAACAGTGCTTCATCATTTGCAGAAACACCTGATTTTGTGTTTTTGTAGTTTGACTTCATTGCGAAGATCAAACCTGTTGGACCAGCCATAGGCTGAACACCACATACGTCATATGCCATCAAGTTTGGCATAGCACGACGTACTAGTGAAATAAGTACAGGGTTCCAGTTAGCAACACTAGCAGTTGTTGTACCTGCTTCTGACAAGAAACCTTGCTCTTGGTTAGTTTGCTCGGCTAGAGCTTTTTCTGTATTTTCAAGAATGACAGCAGTTACTGCTTTCTTGTGGGCGTCAGAGATTTTGCCTGCTGATTCTTCATTAAGAACCGGAGACCATTTCTCTACGAGACGATCATATGTATCCATTATAGGATCTCCTTATCGATTAGATTTTCTAAGTGCTTCTAGGTACTGAGCCATTGGTCCAGAAACTTCTACAGACTCATCTGTGTCCATTTCAGTATCTTCAACAATTGAAGACTCAGCGGTTTTCTTTGCGAAATGAGTTTCTTTGATGATTTTTACTTTCTCGGCGAAAGTATCAGCATCTTCGAAATCAATATTTTCGACAAATGATGTTAGCTTTTCTACTTGAGTTTCAGCAAGATCTTTAGACGCTTCACGGATAACCGCATCACGCTTAAATGATTCTACTTCTTCTGCAAGTGCAAGAGCTTTTGACATTGCATCATTGAAGGACTCTTCGAGCTCTTCATTAGCTTGTGCCAATTCGTCAACCAGGTCGACTTTGGATTCTGGTACTTCTACATAAGATTCTACGAACAGATCTTTCATCTTGCTCATAAAGCCTTCTGCGATTTCGGTACGCAAACCAGCTTGTACAGCTAATTTGTTTTCTTCCATCCAATTCTCAACCACATAGTTGAGGTAGCTATCTACTTTCTCTACGAGGTCTTCTTTAGTTGAAGCAACTTCTTCCGCTAATTCGGTTTTATATGCTTCTTCCAAACGATCGACTTCTTCTGAAAGTTTCGCTTTTACTGCTGCTTCAAAGATCAAAGCTGTTTTGGCTTTAAACTCTTCTGAAAGAGTTGCCTCAGATTCGACCAATGCATCGAGCTCATTTGAGTAGGAAAATTCTACTTCTGGAGCTTCAACCATCACCGTAGAAGATTCATCAGCTTCTACTTCTTCCATTTTGTACATCGCTGTCAAGGCCATTTTGTCCATGCCAGCCATACGGCTATTCATTGCAGTGATCAGACCAGCTTTAGTTTTTGGCATTGGATCTTGCTTAGTGTTGTCACCCTTGCGCGTTGGCGCTTTACCAGTGGCATCACCTGCTTTATCCGTTGCCGCAACAGATTGCTGTTCTGCGTTCTTTGGATCGTGAGCTTCTTCGATTCCCTCGTCGAGCTCAATATCCTGATTTTCTACTTGATCAGTCATATTTGACTCCTTATAAGTTAGATTTCAATAACGAGAGGAAATTCTTAAACTCGCGAGTTTGAACCTCGTAAAGGTCCGAACGCGGAGCACGCTTAATTTCAGTCTCTATTTTTTCAATTTCTTGAGCTTCAATGATTCCATTATTCCAGACCCACTCGACACCTTCCATAATTCCATTTACAAAAGCATTCGGTGCAGATGGATCTTGTACGATATCAACCGTATTAAGAATAAAGTCATCCTTGACATACGCAGTACCACTACGCTGCTCAAGGCTACCCATACCACGAGTTGAGACACCTAGTTGAACACCACCTTCGAGAAGACCTTTAACAATCTGACCCATCGGAGTATCCAATATTTGTGCCTTACCCATCACATTACTTCCCTCCATTTTGAGATTTGTAATAAGATGGGATACTTTATCTAAGTTAACAGTAGGACCATCCGGATGGTTTAGTTCACCTACTGCTCTCTTAGCGTTAACCTGTTCTTTGACATATTTATCTACAGCCTTTTCCATAATCGGCTTTGGATATATTCTGCCATTTCTATTCTTTGCTTCCGCTTGGGCAAATACGCCTTCGATGACATAGTTCTTAGAACCGTCTTCTTTAGCTTCAACAATGCACTGTACATCATTTTCAGTATATTCTGTAATCAGTTTCATTTAGTTGCCCTTAGCCTGTTTAATAAACTCTCTACCCATCTTTTCAGCCTCACGCTGAGTACGATAAGCATCTAATCTTTCATTATCGATATAGGTAATAAACTTACCCTTTTCTTTATGAATCATTAGAGTCACCCCGTTTATTTTTTTATCATAGACATGCTCACCAGGAGGCATGCCTTTTGACATTTTTTCACGAAGATGACGAAATTTTATCATTTTTTAAATCCTTTGGGTTTATTTATAATAAAAAATTATTCTACTTCTTCTAGCTCTAATTCATCGATAGCATCTTCAATCTCTTCATCAGTGACATCATCTACATCGATATCATCAGTTTCAGCTTCCATTTCAACTTCTTCTTCTTCTGGCTCTTCACCATTAAAGATCTGACCTGCTACAGCAATCTTTTCTTGCTCTAGCGCATCATTCATTCTATCTTGCATTAGTTCTTGAAACGTAGGTCCTGCTTTCGCAAAGTCCTGGTCAACTACATTATTAATTAAATCTTCAATACTCATAATTTATTCTCCGTTATATTAATTAAGTTGCGTATGTTTTTACCGCTAAAATGTCAAAGTAAAGCTATTAGCTCCAGATGTTGCCGTGTTAATACCATCAGTCGCAGTAAAAGTTAAATCAAATGTAGTAGCATTACTAGCGTGTGGAGTAACTGTAAACACACTACTATCTTGAGTTACTGTAGATCCGTTTAGAGAACCTGAACTAACACTATAATTGTATGTAAGAGGAGTTCCATCTGAATCAGTAGCAGCTACAGTAATAACAGTGGCTGATCCATCTGTAGCTAGAGTAAATGGAGTAGTGCCTCCATCAGAATCTAACACCGATGTGATAGACGTACTAGCGTTAGTAAGAGCAATACTATACCAACCAGTACCATTTGAAATATACAGTCTATCAGAGTCTTCTACAAAAGCTTTAGTACCAGCAGCAATACCAGTAAGAGGTAAAGCAGCTAAAGAATCGTATTGATTGGCACTTACTCCTGCCGATGCAATCTGCCCATCAACTGTAAATACATCGTTCTTTATCGCTTTAGATAATCTACGCGCTACTAAAGTACTTCTACTAGTCATAATTAACCTTCTAATGAAGCTGTTGGGGCAGTAAAGTTTGCAGTATATCTTGCTAGACCTACAGTTAATCTTATTTGATGTATGTAACCTTCATATCTGCCATATATACCCATCCAATCTGAACGACCAACATATCCTACTGGACTAGTCCAACTCACTGTGTCATAACCAGAATGTGTTATAGTATTTGTTCTTAATTGTCCATCATAGTAATGCTGCATTACCCCTGAAGAATTTCTAGTGATTGCTTGATGCTTAAAAGAACTTCCAACATTGTTGTAGCTACCAATACCGGCAGTCATCTTAAATCTTTCTACACCGCCAATCTTAAATATAGCATACAAATTATTGTCCGTAGTTATACCACTACGAGTTCCCCCAGGCCCTCCTCCAAAATAAAAGAAATTATTTGTATCTTGAAAAATTTCAAAAATAGGAGAAGCTGTAGAACCTTGCCAACCCCAAATTCCTTCGATAGTAAATGGTATAGAAGGTTTTCCTAAAATTTCTATAAACTTTAAAACAGTAGGATCAAAGTTTAAATACCTGTTGGTATTAGATCCAGAGGCAAAGCTAATCGTTGGTTCTGAACCAAACGCAGATTTAGTAGTAGAGCCAGTTGTAGGCCCGTTCATTTTAATATTATTTACTTGAGATTTATCTATGATCGAAGCATCTGTGCCTTTAATGTGTAGTGCTGCCGTAATGCTAGTGTCTACGTTAGTCGTGCTTGGGTATGTACCACCAGTAGCAGTTAATGGGCCTGATGGCGGAGTAAATGCACCAGAGTAAACGGCTGATTTAGTAACTCTAAAGTCTGACACATATCCAGTAAGATGTTGACCAGGACTTCCAACATCGTAATACGCTCCAGCACGCACATTACCAGTAAAACCACTAGGCACATCTGTTGATGAACCTACTGAATTTCCGTTGTGGTAAAGGTATATACTATTCCCATTTTTAACTAGAGCAATATGGCTCCAAGTATTTGCTAAAATTGGGTAATTTGTTCCACTATTAATAGCTGTCGTATTAACCCAACTTGACCCATTACCAGTAAAAACTTGTGTGTCGCCGTTATTTGTTCTGTTTAAACTAATAATAAGCGTTTCGTGAGGACTTGAAGAGAAAAATGTGTGTTCAGTGCCTGTGCCAGTTCTATAGACCCAACCTTCAATAGTCCAATCTGTCCCATCTAAATCAAGAGAAGTGCTTCCTGCAATATCTAAATAATCTGTACTACCATCAAAATACACAGACCCACCGTGATCTGTTGCAGAGTATTCAACAT